CTTTAACCGATGCCTGAACGTCGGCCCATGATGAACTATGAGAGAATTGGCTCCATGCCGTGGGTTGTTTGTTTTCAAAATCAACCATCTCCATATCTACCTGGATGTTAAGATTGTATTTGTCGATTGTCCATAACGTGATATATTGCCCAGCTGAATCTTTGTAGCCTACAAAGGTCATATAACCTAATTTGGTGTTGCCCAAACTGTCAAGCCACTTCTTAACACTAACAGCCATCTCACGGTCAATCTGAGTATCAATGTCACCTACGGTAGGTTTCTTTTCAGCGAAAATATGGTCGGGAATCTTTTTGTCAAAGAAATGTAATGACGAACCTGAAAGGAACTGTTTCGATTTAAATAATTCCTTCACCCATAACGGCTCTCCAGAGAATCTCTTATAGTGAGCGTTGATAATAGAAAGAGACCGATCTAACATCTTTACAATGTCGCGTCGGTCTACTTCTTTTAGGTTGATACGAGTGGCTTCTACATCGCCAATTTTGACGTTTCCGCCCTCGCTAATGAAATTCTTAAATTCGATATAAATTGAAAATACTCCAGCAAATTTTTATCCGTTTGATGGAGTATTTATCATTAAATCATCAGAACGAAATCTCGCAGGCTCCTCCACCGCACGCTTGACTTCCTAATGTGTCAACGTCAACAAACTCTTTCTTGGAGATATCTGTTGCAAAATTGATAGGCTTCAAGTCTCGTACAATGGTTAACCACTTGTGGAGATTATAACAGTCCTTTAGACCATATGTCATCTTATCTAGGTCGCCTTCAAAATAATTCTCGGCATATTTCTTGGCCCTACGAACCCAGTCTTTCTTAAGAGCTGCATTTGATGTGCTATCATCGCTTAGATTCAATCCTTTGCCTTTGACCGTATCACAAGCAATCCAGAGATTGTCATTGAAACAATGTAGAGCATCTACAATCAATCCTGATGCCATCATAATACCTTCACCATATGTCGCCAAGATTTGACTAGCATCTAACACCTCAGTGAAAGGAGCCTGAACATAATCTTTATCGCCTGTAGAACTTAGCAACGAAACACCAGCAAACCATTTACGATTTTCAAAGAGATATTCTTCAACATCATCCCAATCATCTACTGAAATTGTATTGCTTACGTTATGGCGAAGTCTTTCATCGGCGCACAACTCAACATTGGTTCCGTACTCAATCCAATATTGTTGAACCAATTTCACATACTCTAGTTGCTTGGAACCAAGTAGTTCATTCTTGTAAATTGAACCTTCTTTAGAAACAATCGGGAAAGCAACGACAACATCTGAACCATTTGCAGACCAAGCAGATTCCTCAATCATTCGAGGATTTTCACGCATGATGATCTTAGTGACTTCATCTTCCTTATTCATTTGCACAAGACGCAAATACTTTGGAGCATGTTCGCCACCTGTTGCAGATGCGGTTCCTAACATTGTTGACGCATTGCCTGAAGGTTTGACGCAGGTTGTTCTTGCAGCCTGATTAATGCCAATCATATCGGCAACGAGTTTGTTAATCGCTTTTACTTCTTCAGCTCCAGCAATCATGTTTTCCTTGACAAACAAAACATCAGGATTATTCATCCAACCTGTAATCGAAACCCCAATCAAGGCTTCACGTTCGGTAATCTCTTTTGTTGCAGGTGAAACATAAGCGAAGTTTGTATAACCAGCTTGGAGAGTTCCTAGAATAGCAGCCGCTTTACAAGCACGGAGCATAATCTCTTTACTAACACATTGACCACCATTAATCTCTGTAAGGTTACAGAATTGGAAACCAGAGATGCCTTCAATTGTTCGAGGCAACATGCCAATCTCTACACAAGGGTTAAACAAGAATTCCTTATTGTCTGCAAAGATGAATCCAGGCTCGCCAAAAGACTTCACCGACTTCATAATGTTAGCCCATTCGTCTCGCTCTAACTCATCACGAATAATCATAATGGAATTGTTGCTACGACCACGCTGAGGATTTTCAAAATACCAGTTGCCTGTTTTTGCGGTCAGCATATCGTTGTCGTCTTTGTCAAAAACACAGATTGTTGCTGAACGGCGAACACCACCTGATAGAACTGCATCGCTCATATGCATAACAAAATCATAAGCGGTGATACTGTTTATTTTTACAATCGGCGCTTCTCGTAGAAGATTCTCTAGAAGTGTTTCACATTTAACCAATGCCGCTCGTAACCCATCAGGCCCAGGGGCTTTGAAGCCTCCAGAAATTTCAGCACCTTTAGGACGAATGTCGGTATAATCAAAGTGAACCTGGCAACCCTTGTATTCAGGGCGCTCTCCACCGTCCAAGAAGTAGCTGCTTAAAAGAACAGCAAACGCATCTGCCCATCCTTCAATCGAATCAGGCACTTTAAAGATTTTTACTTTCTTTTGTGAACGTCGAGCAATTTGAGGTAATTTGTCGATATGGTGTCGCTGAACTGAAAAGCCCACACCGCAACCGCAAAGTAACAGATACATGGCTTCATTAAAGAATGCAGGGCGGTCGATATATGACACGCTGCAATTATACATCCTTGCTTCATGTTTGAACAATTGGTCTCCGCCAAATTGTAAAGCTCTTTGAGCACCAAGAACCAATTTGTCGGTATATGCGCTTTCGGCAAATTGAATCAATGTCTCAAGCTCATCTGTCATTACGTTCTTATACTTCTTTCGGTGCATGTCCATAACACGCTTAACAGATTCCTCCCATGATTCATAACGTGAATCCGATTCCACCCATCGAGAATACCCCATGTAAAACTTCGACTCTGCTAGCATTTGTTTACCTAAATCCATTTGTAACCCTTTATAAAATTGCACATTCTCTTTACTTCATACATAAGTAATTGTTTAAAACCTCTTGAGGAGTATTATATATGGAAGTCAATCAGCTAAACATTAACGGGTTTGTAATGGAGATTGCTCGAATCCCCATTCTAAAACACGCCTGTCAAGAGATTGAATTTCCCTCTATCTCACTTCCAGAAGTACCCCAGCCTAACCCGCTTCAAGTCATCAACCAAGTTGGAGACCACATCATCCATGATGATTTTTCCTTCACCTTTGTAGTTGATGAAAAAATGAATAACTACATGGCTATCTATCATTGGATGCGAGGACTCGCTTTCCCTGAAAAATTCGAGGAATTTGAGAACTTTGTCAACGGCATCACAAACGATTCTAACATAAAAACGTTCACTAACAACAAAAGAATTAATCAATTTTCTGACGTCACCATTACAATTTTGTCGAACCACAAGAATCCTCTATTTAAATATAGACTTTTAGACGCTTTTCCTATATCATTGTCAGGGTTTAGCGCAAGCATTACGGATTCAGACACTGTACCGATTACCGCATCTTGCACTATGAAGTTTACGGGATTTGAAATAGAACCAGCTTAATTTAGGAGCAACATGAAGCTAGAAGATATTATGGATGAGGCTGAAAAATACCTCGCAATTGACGAAACAAATTTAGGCAAAGAGGCACTTGAGACACCTAAAATTTATGGAAAACTTCTACGCATTCGCACCAACGAATCAATGATTTCTCAGAAGTTCAAGTTTCAGATTAAGAAACTGTATCAAGACAAACGAGAGTATTACTTGGGTAGAGCATCTCCAGAAGTGTACAAAGAAAAACCGTTTGACTTCAAAGTTCTAAAATCAGAAGTTGATTCATACATTGATGCCGATGATGAAATTGGTGAATTGAATCTTAAGATTGAGGTTCAAATGGAAAAGATTAGTTATCTCGATAACGCATTGAAGCAAATCAACAATCGAGGATTCATGATTAAGAATGCTATCGATTTCCAAAAGATGATGAACGGCGGCTATTGAAAATGACACACATAAGTATTAATATGTTTAAAAATTATCTGGGCAACCCATACACTGAAAATGCAGCAACATGATGTAATAATTAGAAAAGCTAATAACGTATTCATACAAGTAGTATCCGACCCAAGCATTAGAATGGGGTTATCGGAACATTTTGCCAGATATGTTAAAGGTTATCAATTTCAACCAAAATATAAGGCCCGAGTTTGGGATGGTAAGATTAGATTCTTTAATTACCAAACAGGGCATATCTATTGTGGATTGATTAAAGATGTCTTGGAATATTGTAAAGACAGCGGCCTAACTGTTTCTCTAGAAGATGATGTTAAAGGTTTGTTTTCTTTTGAAAGCGACATTGTTAACTTTGTTGATAACCTTGATTTAACAGCTCACGGCGAAAAAATAGAATTAAGAGATTATCAACGTAAGGCTATTGAGGTTTGTATTTCTCAAAAGAGAAAACTTATTCAGTCGCCAACCTCTTCAGGTAAATCATCTATCATTTACGGTATCTCAAAATATCTAGTAGATGAAGTTTTCGAGGACAACGAAAAGGTCTTAATCGTTGTGCCTACAATCAATCTAGTTACACAACTTAAATCCGACTTCAAAGATTATTCATCGGCTAATCAATGGCCTGTGGATGAATTAGTAGGATTGATAGGCGGAGGTAATAAAGAAACCAATAAATCCATTATCATTTCTACATGGCAATCCATCTACAAAAAAGATGCCGAGTGGTTTGAACAATTCAGAGCATTAATCGTTGACGAGGTTCACCTTGCTACTGCTGCATCTATTGTAGGTATTGGTAAGAAATGTGATGCCGAATTTAGAATAGGATTATCTGGTTCTATTAATGAGGATGATGAAACGGCAGAGTTAACCTTGAAGGGTTTATTCGGTTTCAAAATGGTTACTACAACTACCAAGAAACTAATGGATGAAGGAACTGTTGCAAAACTTAAAATCAACTGCGTCCATATCAAATATGAGGACAAGGTCGATTTGGTTAAGGATTATGCTAAAGAAATCGATTGGATTGTAAGGCAAGAAAATAGAAATAAATTTACTATTGATTTGGCAAATCAATTAGACGGCAATGTCTTGATTCTATTTTCATTAGTTGAAAAGCACGGTAAGCCATTATTAGAACTAGCCAAAAAACAAGGTAAAGAAGTTTACTTTGTATATGGCGGAACTGAGGCCGACCAAAGAGAAAACATTAGAAAACTAGCTGAAGCACACAAAGGTTGTTTAATCGTTGCATCATACAAAACCTTTTCCACAGGTGTCAACATAAGAAACATCCGTCATATTATATTCGCTTCACCTACCAAGAGTTTCTCTAGAGTGATTCAATCGATTGGACGAGGATTGAGAACAAGCGCAACAAAAACCCATTGTGACGTTTACGACCTATTTGATGAAATCTACGGGAACCAAAAAGATCCTAATACATATAATTTTGCATTCAAACATTTCCTTGAACGGGTGAAAATCTATATCAAGGAAGGATTTGAATATTCTATTGAGAAAATACATTTAAAAAATACATGATGAATACAGAGCCCCAAGAAAATCCGATAATGATGTTTAGGTTAGTGACGAATGAATTAGTTGTGGGTGTTCTTAATAAAGACCATTTTAAGACATTTGGTGGAGATATTCTTTACATTGAAAATCCTGCAGTTGTCGCCTCAAGTAACGGTAAAATATTTCTAACAAAATGGAATATGTTCTCTGCATTGGGTTTGGTAATGGTTTCAGCTAAGACTGTCATTTACGTGGATTCACCTAACAAAATGATTGTGGATTCATATAAAGAACTAACCCAACCTAAACCCGAAAAACAAACGACAACAGATGAAACAGGTGAGACCCATACGCTTCATTGAACGTAATCATACCACCTCCCGTCCTCCATTGATAATATGCTGTAGTTTGCAAAAAACCCTTAAGAATCAATCAGTTAACCAAGATCAAAATTCTTGTTGACGGGAACCTGCTTTTGCTGTACAATCGTGCTTTATGAAAAGATACGATGATTGTTTAACATTTAATGAGGCAAAGCATGTCGGAGTACAACCAGCGTTTTTATCGACATTGTTTAACGTGTCAGGGATTCAAAAAGGTCTTAGCGTAAAATCTAGAGTTTCAGCGCATCATTTTGCAGGCACTTTAATTGGCAATCTTCTTGAAGCGAACATGTTTCAACGAAACCTGGCAATTTCAATTTCATCACCTTCACCAACCCCTCTAATAAAGAAAAGACTTTTAGAGGGGTTGTCTAATCTCGGCATCATCAAAGAGATTAGAAAAGGATATTCCTTCAAAACAACCGAGCTAAATATACCAAAGCACGATTTGACGAAAATTGTGTCCCATGATAAAGTTTTTGAAGTGTTTGACCCAACATCGATTATACCCAGCAAAGCTTGGTCTGTTGTCATACGAAAAGACAAAGAAGAGATTAGAGTTAAAGAAAGTACCGAAGACCATTCAACGATGTATAGATGCGCTGTTAGTTTTCAAAGACAGGTGAATGTGCCTATTAGAAACTTCAAGCGAATTTTCAACGGCGATATGAATTCGGGCGGTCGAGTGTATAGCAACTATCAGCAAATGTCTAAAGATAAACGTTCGCTGATTAGGATAGGTGGAGAAGAGACGATTGAATTGGATTACCGCTATAATCAAATCCGAATGATTTTTGCTTTGTCAAAATGCAAAGATGAGGGCGATCCTTATGAAGGGTTTGAACTAGAACGGGACGTGGTTAAAAAGGCAATCAACACTATGATAAATGCACCTCATCCTAAGAAGGTGTTTTGTGATATGCGTTACTCTGCTCCGTTTAGATGGCAATCGAATGAGGCCGATAATTTCACTAAAGCGGTTTATGAGCGATATCCTATTTTGGAAAAGCTCCAAGGGTCGGGTGTCGGATTAAAGCTACAGAAACTTGAAGGCGACATTGCGCTAGAAATTATGAAGCATTCATTGTATAATAAGACTGTTGCTTTACCAATTCATGATTCGTTTATCGTCAAGAAATCAGAGGAATCAAAATTCTTGGTTCTAATGGAAGAAATATGGGATAAAGTGGTTGTCTCTACAAAAAACAGCGATTTTTGTGGCGTGTAACCTATTGATTTTAAAGGGTTTTTTGGCATGGTTTTTCTAAAACATGCTTAAAAATGTGGTATTTTAGCATTCCGACACAATGTAACAAGTAAGGATAAATTATGCAAATTTCAAGTATGTTTTTAAGAAACGTCACCTGTATCGACCATGCCTATATTGACCAGGCTGGTAAGATTACAGGCGGTTCGTTTCATCAAGAAATTATTGTCAAGGGTTCTGTTGACGAATTGGAACAGGTCGTGGTTGATTTCTCAGCTGTCAAAAAGCAAATCAAACAAATCATTGATGACAAAGAAAACGGATTTGACCACAAACTTCTTATCATAGAAAACTTCTCAAACTGTTCGGTGTCGAAAATTTCAGATACCGAGTATGAGATTAAGACGCCTTTCTATCGTTTGTCGGTTCCAATGAACGCTATCAAATTTGTTAAGTATAGTCCTTCATCAGAACAATACTACAATATGAAGTCTTTACGTTCAATTATTGAAGATGCAATGCGTGATGAATTGGAAGTGGGGTTAAACAACTACAATCAGAATACTGATATTTGCGTGGATTTGAAGTTGACCCAAGAAATCTTCGGCAAAGACCCAAAAACGTTTACCTATTTTCACGGTCTAAAGCATTCCACATCTTGGGGTTGTAATAACATCGCTCACGGTCATACCTCATTCGTAGAAGTTTATGATGATACGGGAACTCGTCTAGCTGATATGGAACGCCTTGTATCTTGGTATCTTGACAATTCAATGCTTGCATTCAAAGATAATTTTGTAGCAGAAAATGTCATTCAGTACACCACACCTCGAGGATTGTTTGTCCTAGAATTTCAAAAGGGTGTTAACGTCATTGTCATGGATCAAGAAACTACTATTGAGAATATTGTCGAGCACGTTTGTCATTTGTTTAAACAAGTTTTCCAGTTTCATGCAGTTGAGCGTATTTTCATCTCTGAAGGTTTGCAAAAAGGCGCACTAAAAGTTATTTCAGAGCCATAAATACTAGATATAAAGTTTTATGGAGTTAGCATGGCAACGTATCGTAAAGATAGACAGAGATATTTAAATCCCGCAGACACAATGTTTGAAGTTGTCATGCTAGCCGACAAGTACGGGAACTTGGTCGGTGGTGCTAATCCATCAGGTATGGCTGTGGATGCTTTTGGAAGAGCTAGAGTTGCTCAGCCGTTTACGATGTATGATAGCTTTCATAGGTATCAAGATAACGGTAAAATTACATCTGAGGTTTCTGGCGGAGGAACAATGGGGTATGATGAAAATACCTCATCTATTCTAATGGGCGTAGGTACCGCTTTAGGTGATTCTGCTAAAAGAGAAACCTCTAGAGTATTTGCATATCAGCCAGGCAAAAGTTTGCAGATTTTGCTTTCATATGTGATGAATGAACCCAAAGCAAATCTTAGACAGCGCGTGGGATACTTTTCAACAGAAAATGGAATCTTTCTAGAAGTTCTTCATAACGTCACTTATCTAGTAAAAAGAACAAAGATATCTGGTTCTGTTGTCGAGGTTAGGATTCCTCAACATGAATGGAACATGGACGTCATGGATGGGTCGGGTATCAGCGAAGTAATTTTAGATGTTTCAAAAGGTCAAATCTTTTTCATAGACATTGAGTGGTTGGGTGTTGGTTCTGTTAGATGTGGATTTGTTGTTAACGGTATATTTTATCATGTTCATACCTTTCATCATGCAAATAGTACAGCGTCTGCTTATATGACAACGGCTCAATTACCTGGTAGAGTTGAAATTGAAAATGTAGGCGTGACGGATTCACCTAGCGTATATAAACAAATTTGTTTCTCGGTAATATCCGAAGGCGGGTATGAAATTAGAGGTAGAAACTTTTCAAAGGGTACTCCTGTTGCAACACCTAAAGTAATTCCTTTAGGCGTTCAAATTCCAGCTATCTCTATTAGACTAAAATCAAACAGATTAGATGCAATTGTTGTTCCCAAAGCATTAAGTATTTTAGGTGTAGGTAATAGCACTAGGCTACAATATAAAATCATTGCAGGTGCAACATTAACTAGCCCTGTTTGGGTTTCTGCAGATACAGACTCAAGTGTGGAATATGATTTATCAGCTACTGCATTGACAGGCGGAAAGGTTATAGCCGAAGGTTATTTGAGTGTAACAAATCAAGCGACACAATCAATTACCTTAGCGACAGATGAAATATTCAAACATCAATTAGAGCGTAATTCGTTTACAAACACTCCTTTTAACTTCACAATTGCAGTTTCGGGTATTGCTAATGGCGATGCGGTGTTGACATCTTTGGATTGGTGTGAAACATAAATATCATTATAAAGTGATCCTTATGTGGATTGTTCCCAACACCTATAACGAAAATAACAAAAATGACTCCTGAAATTTGGCAAGCCGCAATATGGGTTACCTTGGTCCTAGTATTCTTCTCGGTTGTTTTGCAACTACTCACAAAACGCTCAGACCATAATACGGTGGAGAAAATCCTAGATCATAATAAATCTTTATCAGAAAATATTATGAAATTGCATCAACAGATTATGGATTTAAATAAAGATTTGGTTAATCTATCAAACGAAAATAAAGTTCTCAGCGGCGAGATAACTAAATTAAACAGCAGAGTAGATAATCTACAAAAACAAGTCTCAAAATGAAATACTACGTATTGACTAAAAATGGGAATCAGATTGTTGGTATTACTAGACAATCGCCTTACAATTTATCTTTTGCGGGCGAATGCTCTATTCATGAGATGGATGGGCCTATTCCCGACCTTAATCAATATGAATGGGATTTTGAAGCAGATGATTTTATTAGATTAGGTACTATCTACACTAAACGAGAGTTTCTATCTAAATTTACATTTGAAGAAAGAGCAGCGATTAGATCTTCTGATAACATTTTAGTATTAGATTTAATGGATATGTTAGAACTGGCTGATTATATATCTGTAGAAGACCCGGAGACAATTCAGGGAATTAACTTCCTTGCTTATGTTGGATTAATCGCGGCACCAAGAATAACGGAGATACTATCTTAAAATGGTTGCAGCAGTATATACAACAGACTTAGTAACAATTACCCCCGCTGATACTACTACAGGGTTTTCTGAACCAACTAGTTCTACGGCAGGTGGTTTACCTGCATTAGAAGCTGATTATTTTATTCAGGGTACAAACTGTGTATCTAAAACATTCAATGCCACAGGTATCGGTGGTTTAGCATATACGGGTACGGCTGTAACTATCCCTACTGATGGTGCAGCTTATGCGTGGACATATTTTGCGGCTCCTAATGCGTTATCATCAAAAGCAACAGGCGGCGCCCAAATTTTAATAGGTTCAAGTGCTGCGGCGTATTATCGTTATTATGTTTCTGGTAGTGACACATACACCTACGGCGGGTGGGTTAATTATCCTGTCAACCCTACAGTAACCCCTTCAGCAACTGTGGGTTCACCAACGGCAACTAGAGCTACTTTCGGATTCGCTGCAAACGTAGCAAATGCTATTGCTAAAGGAAACCCATTTGCAATTGATGCTATTAGATATGGTCGAGGAACTGTTCAGGTCGTGAACGGTGATTTAGCTAACGGATACGGAAACTTTTTATCTGCAGCTACAGAAAATGACTTGATTGCCAATAGATGGGGCATTTTGTCATTCGTTGACGGAGGATATAAATTCCAGGGTCATTTATTGATGGGAACCGCCGGAACCGCTGTAGACTTTAGAGATTCCAATAAAAACATCACGATTCAAAATACTGAATTCGTAACGGCAAACTTTAACCTATTTGAAGTCAGAAATGCTGCAAGTAATGTTCTTTGGACTAACATTGCTATTTTATCTTTAAGTACTGTTTCTAGAGGAAACTTTTTAGTCACAAATAATGCTACAGTGTTATTAGATGGTTGTACCTTTACGGATATGGGGACGTTTTCGTTCTTGTCAAACACTACAGCTTTAGATACAACTTTTAGACGCTGTTCAACGATTACTCACGGTAACGCTACAATAAGCCAATGTTTGATTACTAGGTCTGTTGCGGCTATTGCGTTGACAACAACTAACCCTAGCACGATTCAAGATTGCGAATTCATCAGTGCGGGTACGGG